GTGGCCGCGTGGCGGGAGATGGTGCTGCGCCAGCGCGTCAACGACGCCGCGCGCGCCGTGATGCTGCCGTGGGCCGCAGGGGCAGACCTGGACAATCTGGCGGCGCGCTACGACCTTGCCCGCCTGCCGGGCGAAGACGACGAGCGATTCCGCCGCCGCGTGCTGATCGGCTACCACGCGCTGTCGGCGGCTGGCAGCCGCCAGAGCTGGATGCTGCGCGCGCTGTCGGTCTCGACCGACATCCGTCAGGTGGACGTGTGGGCCGACCGCCCTGGGCGCGTCAAGGTCTGCCTGCTGGCGCGCGTAGCCGCGCAGGCCGCCGCCATGACCGAGGCGCAGGCGGCCAGCGGCGAGGCGCTCTTTGGCCGCCACCCGCAGCACGACGCAGCCACGCCCATGCGCTGGCGCGCGGCGACGGCAGCGGACGCCATCGTCGCGCAGGTGGCCGCCGCGCTGCTCGCGGAGGACGTGCGCCCGCTGTCGGTGGAGGTGGACGTGACGACCGCCACCGTCAAGCCGGTGCAGGTGGTCGCGACGCTCGTGCACCCGCCAGGGCCGGACGGCGCGCTGCTGGCCGCGCAGGCGCGCGCACGGCTCATGGCGCTGGCCGCGCAGATGCGCTTCCGTGTGGATCTGACGCGCGCGCAGATCATCGCTGCGCTCATGGGCGACGGTGTGCGCGATGTGATCCTGGCCTCGCCTGCCGCCGACGTGACCGTGGGGCAAGGCGAGATCGCCGCCGTCACCGACGTGGCGATCACCACGGAGGCGCGTCATGACTGAGCGCGCAGACCTCCTGCCGCTGGCCGCCACCGAGACCGAGCGCGCCATCAGCCGCGCCATCGGCCCGTGGACGCCCGGCGCGGAGGTGCTCTCCACGCTGGCCGACCCGGCACGCATCCCGGCCGCGCTGCTGCCGCACCTGGGCGCGGGCGAAGACCTGCCGCCCGTGTGGCCCGGCGACGATGCCAGCCGCCGCGCGCTCATTCAATACAGCCCCAGGCTGCACGCGCTCATCGGCACCCCAAAGGGCCTGCGCGAGCTGGCGCGGCTCGCGGGCGCGCACATCGCCCGGCTGGAGATGCCGCCGGCGAAGACCTTCCTGGGCTTTTGGGACGAGCCGAGCCGCCGCCAGTGGCTGGACGCACACCCGCAGATGCGCATCCGCACGCAGCGCCGTCGCAGCGCCAGCGAAGGCCTGATGCTGGGCCGCGCCTTCGTCGGCCATCCGTCAGAGCCGCCAACGCGCACTGCTGCGATGGCGCGCTCAGCGATCGAGGCCGAGATCGTCTGGCCTGATGGCCGCACGGAGGCGCTGACCAGTCACGGCTGGACGACGCTGGAAAGCGAAGCCACTGGCACCGTAGATCTGGCACGGCGCGCCGTGGCCGTGGGGCAGGTGATCGGCGATCCGCTAGCCGGTCAGGTCAGCCGCGCCGATGCGAGCGCCAGGCTGTGGCGCATCGCGCGCGTGAGCTACCGCGAGCGCGTGCACCTGCTGACGCTGCGCCAGACCGCGCCGTCGCTGTCGCCGCTGTCGCCGGACGTGGAGCTGGTGGCCGAGCGGGCACAGCGCGCGGGCGTGCTCGCATTCGGCGCGACGCTCTCCGGCGCGCACACCGTGCGCTCGGACGCCACGGCGCGCCTCTATCACCGCATCCGGCTGCACGATCCTGACGTGGCCGCACGCCCCAAGCACGGGCCGACCTATCTGGGCTTCACGCGCCTGACCAGCCCGCCGTTCGTGGCCGTGGCGCACGTGCGCATGCCGGCTCGCCGCGTGCCGTTCGCCATGGCCTCCACTGCCATGCGCGCGGCGCTGTCGGCAGGCGACGCCCGCAGCCGCATCGCGCCGGTGCTCGATGCCATGGACTGGGCACGCGCCGCGCACGACAAGGTGCTGGTGCGCACCCGGCTGCACGGCACGGCGCGGGCCTCACGCATCCACAAGGCCGGCGCCGTGCTGGCCGGCCAGACCATCCTCAGGAGCTAATCGATGGAAAAACAGGTTATCTACCGCGACCGGCAGGAGCTGCAAGCCGCCGACCTGAACAACACCCAGACCTGGGCCGACGAGGCGCAGCGCCACCTGGTGGTGGACGCCATCACCACGGAGCGCCAGTTCGTGGGGCTGACGGTCACCGCGCGCAGCGCCACCGAAATCGAGGTGTCTCCTGGCCGTCTGTATGACGGCTCGAGCGGCAAGGTCTACGCCATCGAGGCGGCGCAGGTGCACAGCGTGTTTGCCATGCTGCCGCTGCAGGATCAAAAGTGGCTGGCCGTCTCGGCGTTTGGGCAGGAAGAGGATACCGACATCCAGCCGCGGGACTTTTTGATTGACCTGCAAACGCGCGAGGTCGAGCCAGAGGCCGTGGCCATGCAGCGCCGCCGGGTGGCGGTGATCCACATCGCCCAGGGTCTGGAGAGCCCCACGCCCGAGCGCACCGAGCCGCCCACGGGCTACACCCTGCTGGCCCACGTGCGCCTGTCGCCCACCGGCATCCAAGAGGTGGTGCTGGCCACCAGCCGCAAGCTGCCCAACTTGTTTGCCGTGGATCAGCGCCTGCGCGCGGCCGAGGGCTGGATCACCAGCGCCGAGCCGCGCATCGCGCACATCATGAGCGACATCGCGGGGCTGGCATCCGACCTGTCTACCCGTGCGAGCCTCGAGCATGTGGCGCAGCTCGGCGTGGACATGGCCAAACTCAAGGAGCGCATGGAGATCCCGGACGATTATGTCTTCTATGGCGCCGACCATTTCCTGGATGCGTCTGAGTCCGACACCGCCCACGCCAGCTACAGCGCGGACACGTTTGAAGGCGTGCGCCCGCCCGTGGTGGCCAGCCAGAGCGTGGCGCTGGCACTGCTCAACCCCATGGACCCCGAGGCGCGCGTGTCCTCCGGTGGCCTGCTGTTGCCAGCCTTTACCGAGATCACCCGCCTGCGCATGGAAGCGCGCGCGGGCGAGATCACCATCAACCAGTACCAGTACCAGACGTTCAACGCCGTCCAGCGCACCATCAGCCGCGAGCGGCTGCGCTATGGCGAAACGCTCACCTACTGCACCAACAGCGCGTTTTGGCGCGCCGGCGTGTATGACCCGGTGTCCGGCATCCTGCGCCGTGGGGATGAGACGTGGGTGGTTGACCCGGCCGACCGGCAGGCCGCACTGACGCACGCCTTTGTGCGCGTGACGCGCGTGTGGATTGACCGCTGGGAGGAGCCGTACTGGAGCATCGTGACCACCACGCACACCGTGCAAGGCTCGGTGCTGGCGCAGACTGTGCTGATGGCGCAAACGGGCTGGCTCACCAGCCTGGAGGTGTTCGTCACCAGCGCCGATCCCGCGGGCGGCCTCACGGTGCTGGTGACCGAGGCCGCGCTGGGACAGCCGGACGTGACCAAGGTGCTCTCGCGTGCCACGCTTGCGCCAGGTGCCGTGACCGCCGGGTGGCTCAAGATCACCTTGCCCGACCCGCTGCTGGTGGAGTCGGGCAAGCGTTACGCCATCGTGCTGGTCAGCGGCGCGGCGCACCGGGTGGGCTTCACCGAGGGCACCGAGTACACCCAGGGCCTGCTCATGTACGCGCAAGACGGTGCGTATTTCACGGCAGCGGCCGAGCGCGACCTGATGCTGCGGCTGAACTTTGCCAAATTCGCATCCCCGCGCGCTGTTGTGCAGCTGCAGCCTCTGCAGCTGGCAGGCGGCATCCAGGAGCTGGACATGCTCTACGAGTCGGCGGTGCCTGCCGGCTGCCGCCTGGTGTGGGAATACCAGACCGGCGGCCAGTGGCGCCCGATCACCACCGACGGCGGCCCGCAGTTCGGCAGCGCTGCCTTGATCCCGCTGCGTGCGGTGTTCATCGGGACATCCGACCTCATGCCCGCCGTGCGGCCCGGCACCGCCCAGGTGCTGGTGCGCCGCCGTGGCTCGGCCTTCACGCACATCAGCACACCGCGCACGCTCGCCCAGGCATCGAACAACATCCGCGTGCGCCTGCTGCTGGAGGATTTCGACCCGGCATCAGGCCACACGGTGAACTGCAAGCTGCTGATCGGCGCCTCCACCGTCAACCCGGCCAGCTTCCGCGATGAGATCGTCGATGGCCGCAGCCGCTGGCGGGAGTTCCGCTTCACCCCTTCGGCCACCACGTCCTACCGCATCCGCATC